GAGGACCTTGATGTGCTCGGTGCCGCCAGGCCGGCACAATCATTCGATCCGTTTGTTATGCGAATGCTGATGTTCGTGGGCTGCCCGGCCTGCCTGCCGTTAATGCTGACAACGGGTGATTTTTCGCACGCCACATTTATGAATTCGCGATTCGCTTATAACGAGGCCCGTAGTTTCTGGACGGATGAGCAGGAATTTGTTGTCAGGCCGGAAGCGAGAATGTTGTGGCTTTGGAAAATCAATCAGCTTATCGAGAGAAAAGAGCTGACCGCCCGCGAAGACTGGGCAAGGCACCAGATATACCTTAAACGGTGGCCTTACGTTGACCCGTTCAGGGAGGCCCAGGCCGATAAAATTAATCTGGAAAATGTCACTGTAACACGGCAGATAATAGCCGCCCGTCAGGATGGTTTGGATTGGGCCGAGGAAATATGGCCTCAATGGGAAACTGAACGAAAGACGATTACCGCTTCGAGCGGCCCGGACGATAACGGAGAACAGAATAATGGAAAACAATGATAAATGGAACGGTAATATTCAGGCCCCGGCCAATGCATGTCAATTCATATTAGAAGATGCCGTTAAATTTGCACAGGGTGACAAAAAGGGCATTGTCAAATTAATAGGATATAGGGGAAGTATTATTAATCACTGGTACTGGGGGAATCTGGCGTTTGATTTTTCGGGTTTGCATTTCGATAAGCCGAGAACACCGGGTCTTATAGACCATGATACATCAAAAAGACTTACCTATTCAACTTCGAGGGAAATCGAGCCGGAAACATATATTACGGGGCCTTTTTTGGAAAATGCAAACGCTCAGGAGCTGGCCAACGATATCAAAGAGGGTTTCCCATTCCAGGCGTCATTGTCTTTAATACCGGAAATTGTTGAGCAGGTAGCCGAAGGCCAGAGTGTAGAGGTGAACGGAAACAAGCTTAAGGGACCCGGAGCGGTCTTTCGCAAAGCCGCTATTATGGAAATCAGTGCTGTAGTTTTCGGGGCGTTCAGCAATACCGAATCAACCGCCCTAAGCGATAATAACAAAAATGTAAAGTTCGAGATAAAGGAGATTCTTATGCCTAAAACAGAAGAAAAAACAAAATTAACACTCGATCAGTTCAAAACAGAAAACACCGAACTGCACGAGCAGGTATTTGCCGCCGGCATTGCCGAAGGCGAAAAGAAGGTGACTGACCGATTTGAAAGACTCAAAAAGGTTTGTGACGGCGACAATGAGCTTTTAGTCAATTGCTTTGCCGAGGGTATCGATACCGCCGATGCGATGCAAAAGAAGATTGAAAAGCTCTCCGCGGACAATACTGAGCTCAAGGAAAAACTCAGTAAGCCGCCGGCGGTAAAAAGTAGTCAGAAGATTGATCCGGCTGTTCAGGAATTTTCCGATAAAGCGACCGAGCCGGGCAAAGAGACGGGAAAATTCGACGAGCAGGAAGCTACGGACGATCAGCTCAAGGAGCATTTCGGCAAGACGAAGGATTTGCAGGATAATTTCAGTTGTGCCGAGGCATATATCGCAGCGGTCAGGCACCCGGAAAATTGAAGAAAGTAAGAAGTGAGAAGGCAGAAGTCCCCGTTGCTTTCAACAGAAAGCAGGATGCGGGGATAAAAATTAAATAAAAAATACTTAATTTTTAGGAGAAATATTATGGCTTTATCAGCAAATACAACGTTGACCTTTATCCGGGGCGAGCAGTCTCAGGCGCCGGTAAAAGGCTCGACCACGATTTACGAAGGCGGGATGCTGGGTCTGACCAGCGGATACGCCCGCGAGCTCGTTGCCGGTGATTTATTCTTAGGCCATGCCCTGGAATATATCGACAATTCTTCCGGATCGGACGGCGATCTTCAGGTTAAAATTATGAGGGGCACTTACCGGCTGCAGGTGACACTTTCCGATGTTGCTATAACGGACGTCGGTTCTCGTGTATTCGCCTCGGCGGACGATACGCTGACCCTGACGCCCGGATCCAATTCGATGGTCGGTGTTGTCGCCAGGTATGTCACTACCGATACCGCGATAGTGGAATTTCAGACCTCCGCCGTGGCGGAGCTTGCGAGCGACCTGACTGCGCTTCTTTCCAATATGGCTACGGTAAGCGGGGCCAGTGACTTTACCGTTCTGCAAAGCGATATCACGGCTCTCAAAAGCGATGATGTCGTGATCAAGTCCGATGTAGTGGAGGCTTTAAGTTCCATTACAGTCAATGATTCGGATACGGACACCAACACATCCGATATTGTCGTACTTAAAAGCGATATCACTTCGAATGACAGTGACATAACGGTTTTGAAAAGCGATATGACATCCGAAAAGAGCGACACTGTTGTTTTTAAATCGGATATTGTTGCCATCAAAAGCGACGGCACAATATTTAAATCCGATATCACTGCCAAACAGTCGAATATTGACGCTCACGTCAGCGATTTGAAGGTGGCGATTTCGGATGCCATCGTCGCATTTGACGCCGGCGATGTCGCGAACGCAAGCGATCTTGCAGTAACTATTGATGAGGTATTAACGGCGTTTAGTGACGCTCTGGGATAATCATCTGATATGAGAATAGTTCATTTCGCACAATTCGGGCCGAGGGCCTGCGGTCTTTATGAGACCGTCAAGGACATTATTCTCGCCGAGAGGAAGCTGGGCGCAGATGCCCGGCTTGTCGATTGCGACGGCGCGGAAAATATCCGGATAGGACTAAAAGACGGTGACATAACTACCGACGATCCGGAGATTTGTTTCGATGCCGATGTATTAATCAGGCACACGGCGGTACCGGTAAAGTATCATAACATCGGCAAGCCCGTTGTCATGTGCCTTCACGGCAGGCCGGAATCGTCTTTCAGGCTCTCGATCGATAAAACCGAATCGCTTATCCAGGCGATATCGAATAAGGCGGCGGACGCCCGTTACAAGGCTTTCGTGAGTTTCTGGCCCGAGTTCGAGCCGCACTGGCAGGCGATTGTCGGCGATAAGCTGAATATTATCCCGGCCCCGGTAAATCTGGATTATTATTCCAGCGGGGACAAAAAAGAGCTTGCAGGCTCGCACAAGATCCTTATCGCCGATATCTGGCGGGACGATGTTACTCCTTTGAGCAGTATTTTCGGTGCCGTCAGGTATATCGATAAATACGAGCCGGCGGCGAAAATACATATAGTCGGTATTCCTACGGACAGTAAAAGAATGAAGGCGCTGCAGCCTTTTTTGAAAGGTCTGAAAAGATATATCGGCTCGGCCGCCGGTCACATGATAGATATACGAAGCTGGTATAAATCCTGCGATTGCGTGGTGACGCCGCATACGATTGCTACGAGAATTATAAGAGAGTCTCTCACTGCGGGACTGCCGGTTGTCGCCGGTGCCGACTGCAAATATACAGATTTCAGGGCGGACCATGCCAGCCCGGACGATGTCGCTGCGGCGATAAAGGCCGCACTGGCCGATCCGCAGGCCCCCGCAAGGGCGAGAAAAATCGCAGAAATGGATTTTGACTCGCTTCAGACCGCGGGCAAACTGATAGTTTTGTGTGAAAAGATTTGCGGGCAAAAGCGGGAAAAAAGAAAAATATTTCTGGATATCGGAAGTCATCTCGGTGAATCGGTTCGGAGATTCTATCGCCAGAGACCGGACGCGGACGAGTTCGAGATATACAGCTTCGAGCCGGACCCGGAAATATTCGGTAAAATGTTTAACAATATCGGTGCGATCCCGAATGTCACCTGTATTAACGCCGCACTCGGCAGTGTTCAGGGCAAAAGAAAGATGCATAAAGGCCGGGCCAACGACGGCGAAGGCAGTACTCTTTTCGACGGCAAGCTGACAGGCGGGCTGCAGGGGCAAATAGATATTCGAGCAATGGATATCAAAAGATTTTTCGAGTCTCTTGCCGATTTCGATTACTGCATCGTCAAGATGAATATCGAGGGCGGCGAATACGAGCTGCTGCCTTATCTTGTCGGCTCCGGCCTGATGGGTTCGATAGACGAGCTTTACGTCCAGATGCATTCTCTGAAATTCGATTTGACTCACAGAATCGAGATGGACAAAGTCGAGCTTCAGTGGCTGGAGGACATGCTGAATTTTTCCACTAAAGTTTATTCGACCACGAAAGGAATGGCGGATTTTGGAAATACTTCAATCGGGAAAAGGAAGGCGGGTTGACGCCGAAAGGACTATATGCGAGCAGCACAGGACCATAGCCGACCTGCTGATAATCGGATTAAAGGACAGGCCCGATGTTCTCGAAGAAATTATGCCGCATTTGAACGAGGCGTACAAAATGGGAATCCGGCTCGTGCTTGCCCTGATTGAAAGAAAGATAAAACTCCCGGAATGGGAGCAAAATAACACGGTCCTTGCCGTTAAGCTGAGGGCCGAGAGAAACCGACTGGTAAAGGAACTAAATGAGACTGGCCGTTGTTTATAATCCGAATGACTCGAAGTTGATGTCATCGTCTTATTCCTGGACGTACAGGGACATGTTTCTGGCGATTCTGGAACGGTTCGCGCCCGTGATTGATATAACCGAATCCTGCGAGGCGGCTTCGATTGAAGCGGATGTTATATTATTTTACGATGTTCACAGCTCTCATCATATAGAGATCAAGGGCATCGAAAAACATCCGGCCGTCAAACTGGAGTATTTTAACGATCCGCATCAATTGGAGCAGGCGGGGACATGTCGTTCGACTAACCTGAAATTTCACAAACTGAGTGCCAACCAAAGGACCGAACGGGCCAAAAGACGCGGTGCGCGATATATAATCTGCCCTTACAGGGAAGGATACCAAAAGTATATCGCACCTTATGCCGGTGATATGGAGCTTTTCTGGTTTCCGCCGGCGCCCGCAAATCGCAGGACAAATCCTTTGCGACTGACTGTGAGGTTGCCTGAAATATTGCTCAGCGGCCATTTATGGCAGGGAGTTGACGGTTTTCGGCCGTACAAATTCAGAAAATGGGCATCCGGAAGAAAAGGCGTAACGAATGCCGAACATTCGCTTTCAGGTCGGACGCCGAAGGCGAATTATTATCAGGCTTTTCTGTCCCGGTACGCTGGGGCATTTGCGTTATGCGATGTTTACGTTGTTCCCAAATATATCGAGATACCGCTTGCCGGATGTGTTTGTTTCTGCCAGATGCACGACGAATACGAAAAGATGGGATTTACCGACGGTGTAAATTGCGTAGCAGTAACAAAAGAGAATTTTAACGATCGTGTCGAGGATTTTCTTTCCAATATCGACAAATATCAGTCGATAGCCGATGCGGGAAGAATACAGGCACTTAACTATACCGCGGACAAATTCGCGGATAAATTATACGAATTTTTAGCGGGTATTATTTGAAAATTTAATAATGGGCTTCGTTCGGGGTCCAAACCCGGTCGAACGAAAGGCAGACTAAAAGGCCGCGTGGGGCCACGCTCTCGCGCGGTCTTTTTGTTTGCGCCCGGAAAAAACTTTTTTTAAGGAGAAAATAAGATGAGATATATAACAGCAGCAGGAATCCGCGGCGAGTTTTTCATGGCTCTGGAAAGACTTCGGGCCTTGTGGCTCGACAGGCTTACTTCGAGATTCGACAGTAACTCGGCTGCGGAAATTTACGCATGGCTCGGGACCCCTCCCGGCCTGACAGAGGTCAAGGGCGAGGACAAGGGCGAAGAGCTGCCCGAATACTCGCTGACCGTCCGAAACAAGACGTTCCAGGGCGGCATCGAATTCAAGCGTGAAGATGTCGAAAGGGACAAAACCGGCAATATCGCAATGACCCGGACCCGTGAATTCGCGGGCCGCTGCAACGACCACGATATTGTCATGGTCTCGGACCTGATGGCTGCCGGCACAGGTCATACGCTCGGCTATGCCTATGATGGTGTTAATTTCTTCTCGGCCAGCCACTCATCGCACAAGAGCGGCACGCAAAAGAACCTTCTGACCAAAACGACCGTTGCATCGCTTCAGGTGACGGTAGCGGCCAATCCGACGGCGGCCGAGGCGGTCAAGGCAATTCTCGGCGTGATAGCACACATGCTTAACTACAAAGACGATCAGGGTTTCCCCTGCAACGCCAATGCGCGGGAGTTCATGGTGCAGTGCTCGCCGGTACTCTGGCAATGGCTCGTCCCGGCCGTGGTTAATCCGGTAATCAACCAGGGCGATACGAATACGATAGCCAGCCTTCGGGCGGACGGCTTCGATATTACCGTCGTAGCCAACCCGTTAAAGACATCGACAACGGCGTTCGAGGTTTACCGAACGGATGCGGAGCTCAAGCCCTATGCGATTCAGGAAGAGATACCGCTGGAACTTAATGTTCTCGACGAGACCAGCGAGTTTTTCAAGCTCAATAAGAAGGTCAAGGCCTCGGCATATACCCGTAAAACAAGTTTTTACGCGCGATGGGAATATG